NTAAAATATTGCCGTCTCTATCGGTAGTTACAAGCACTTGTCGTTTGTGAGCATATTCCTCAAGAATGTCAAAATATGATGTACCATAAGGAAAGCTTACTATATCTGTTGCTTGAAATGGATCAATCGTTAATCCTTCTTGAGTGATTATCTTTATATCAGTGATTCCTAAAAGTTTTAAAATCTCTCGTGCTATTTTTTCTAATGATGTTGGTGCAGTTAATGTAAATATCTCACAAGTACTATCTATAATATCAGCAGTTTTATCACGTCCTGTAATTGTAAACATATGGCTATCAGGCGAAGCACCATAATCAATTTTAATGCTTTCTATATATCCTGTTAAAACTGATTCTTGATTCACTAAAATTCTTACAGAACTACCAATTTTAGCTGGCCATTCTGCTAAAGTTTTAGTAGCTGCTTGTGGTGCAGGATCAGTTAAATCAAGCGGTGCAGCTTCGATTGTAAAACTTCCGCTAAAATTTTCCATAGATCGCATTACTTCTACACTTTCCCACCCAGTAAATTCAGCATCATCAATTTCTATTGCTATCGCCATAATTACTCCGATAATATCTCAACTGCTCCATCAATAACTGCCGGATTAAATATTTGATTTAAATTTATTATTTCATTGTATTATCAGTATTGCCATAATATTGATAAGCAAGCGTTGTCACTGGCATAGGTGCAGTTTGAATCGTTATTACTTTTGGTACTGTAATCCTTAGTGCATCAAAATATTTGCGCAATGTATTACGTTGTGTTTCTAATCCTTGTTGTAATTCATCAGATAATAGATTGTTAGGATTATTCAGAATACTAGTATAAGCATCATTTAATGTGTCTATAACATCATTTAATTGTAATGTATTCCTATAATCGATATTTACTGCTGCCCTGCTTGCATTGTTCAAAGCCATAGCATTAAATGCGCCATTTAATACGTCTCTATCTTTATCTCGCTGCTGTAACTCTAATGTTTTAGTATCGATAGTATTATTATCAATCAATAAATTAAATAATTGGTTGTTTACATTAAATCCATCCTCGCCAGTTTGCGCCAAAGTATCAAAGCTTTTAAATAGATTAGTAGTATCAGAACCTAATCTATCAGGATCAGAAGCTATCTTATAACTATCTTGATCATAAGTAGTAATATCTTCATTGAATGTATCTTTGTCTTCCTCATCTGAGTTAATTGTTTTAGCAATATCGTTAAAAACATCAACTAAAGAATCTATTCTTTGAGCAATATAATTAATGTTTTTAACAAAATCAATAACAGTTTCACCTTTTAAAAATGTCTCTGCAAAATCATAAATCTTATCATATATGCGATTAATCAATGCTTTATTGCGACCAGTTGAAGATGGATAAACATTTGGTTGTGCTTCTAAAAATGTCATCTCATATCGCGCCACACCTAATTCGCGATTATCCTCTACAACCGAATATCCAGTACATTTACAATTTATATTACCATAAGTTGGATGTACTAAGATTCCAATTGTTGCTTTATCGGCCAATACAGCCTCAAATTGCTTTTTTCTGCTTTGATAAAATGCTCCATGAATAATGCCAACAATAGAGAAACTCCTCGGATTTTTACCTAAATCTTCAACAAATCGATTATCTTTATTAACAAATTCATGCACTACAGTTTTACGTCCGCCAGTAGTTGTGCCAGATTCATATAGAAATTCTACGTTACGAAAAGATGCTTTATTTAATCCAAAGAATGTAAATGCCATTAGTAAAGCCTCGAGTATGCCATATTTAAACCTGTACTATTCATAGTTACTTTTGTCCTTTTATCTGTGCCGTGAATCGATTCTATATTTTTGCCTTTGTCATTTATGTTGATATGTAAAGCATGAGCTACTTGTTGTTGCATTGATAATGGATGTGGTGATATTCTTCCGGCGGTTGGTGGTGCACCCATTCCTATCATATGTTCTATTCCACGACCCATTGCTTCAGCACCACGATATACAGCTCGGCCAGCATAATATGGCATAAAGACAGTAACTTTCATAAATTCAGCAATATCTTTTAAAACATCTCTAAATTTTTCATATTTTTTATATAAATGATCGATTACTGCAATTGCTGTGATAGCTACTCCAACCCACCCAAACAAGCCTGTAGTTAATAATTTAAATCCAACTATAATTCCACCAATTAATCGTGGCAGTTTTCCAAATACAATTAATAACATACCTAATCCGATAATAATTTTACCAAAAGCCATAATAACCGGCCCCAAAACGATTCCGAAAGCCACCATTTTATCTATAAAAAATTTAGTCGATGGACTTAATTTAGATAATTTTTCTATTAAATCTCTAAAATATTTTACCCAGCCCTGTATAGCATCTATGGCTTGATCACTCATAAAAGCTTCTTGCAAAACTTGAAATGTTGCATGTAATCTAGCCATTTGTCCCATTAATCCTGTTATTTGAATATTAGCTAATTTATCCATTGTTCCGCCAACGTTATCCATATCTTTTCTATAACCTACTAACATCTTTCTCTGTTGCATCAATTTTTGGAATAACTCAGTTGCTGATCTACCAAAAACCATACCTAATAATGCAGACATATTAATTCGTTCGCCCCATTTTTTTTGTGCTTTATTTAACTGATCAATAACAGGTATTAATTTTTTTAATTTTTTTGTATGAGGATCATAGATTTCTATACCAGCTTTTTTTAAAATGGCATTTACTTGTTTGCTGGGACGCGCCAATCTCATAAGCGACATTTTTAATGCCATCATTGTATCTGATGACGTCATTCCCATTTGTGATGTAGTAACCATTGCTGCTGTCAAATCTTTCATATCCCAGCCTACAGCTTTAGCAGAACCTCCCACATATTTAATTGATGTTTCAAAATCCTGTGCATTTATCCCCCCCAAATTATATGCTTTACTCATTAAATCTAAATCTTGATTGAATTCTTTCATATTTCCACCAGCTACTACCATTATTGCAGACATCGCATTAGCAGCTGACGCCGCATCACTACCAGTTGCTTGCATTAATTTTAACTGCTTAGGTGTGAGAGTTATTATTTGATTGAAATCTTCAAAACCAGCTTTTGTTAATTCTATTTGTGCATTTAAAATATTTAATGGTGTTATTCCTCTCGCCATTGCTAAATCCATAACTTGTTTTTTTAATTTTGCCATTTGATTAGCTGATGCACCAGTTTTAACAGCAATAATTTTCATTGCACGTTCAAATTTAGCTGCTACATCTAATGATAGACCGCCTAATATACCTAATGGAGCACTTATATGAGTAGTCATTCCACGACCAATACGAGATGTTTGTTTACCTATTTTAATGGTTTGTTTTCCTAGCTTTTGCATGCTTTTTTCAAGGCTGACAACTGATCCCTGTATCTTTTTGGCAACAGGTGTAAATGCATCTTGAGCTTCAAATATCCAACTAACATCAAAAGCCATTATTCATTCCCCTGTCTATTTTTGGCTATTTTTACTGCATGATCTCTAAGCATTAATACTTTTTGCATTGGCATATCTTCTAATTCCTTTCGCAAAATGCTTCCGTTATAAAATTCAGCTAAATCCGATAATAAATATTCGTAATCCCTCTCATTTACTCGAATAGAGAGGGCATAATAAAATTTTCTAAATATACCGCTAAAATATTTTTCTGATCATCAATCGATATCTTTTCTAATATAACTTGTTTTAATGGCTCTTTACCATCTAATTTACATGCATCATTTAATAATAATTTATCAAATTTCTTCATTACTTCATTGAAATCATAAGAAGAAAACATAATTGCTTTAATCATTGCCTTTCCATCTGGCTTGACAGATTCATCTTTTTTCTTATCATCTGGCTTAGCAAAATCAGCAAATAATTTCATGCCTTCCATACTCGCCTTAGCAATAACTTCTTCTAAATAAAATGCATATTCTCGTTGTTTATAATTTGGAGCATATAAAACCAATCTATCAGTTTCTTCCATATCACCATTATGCGAATATTTAATCGGTTCAGCCAAAAGATATTCAGTTTCATAAATTGCCATAATTCACCTCTTAATATGATGGATTTCCTTTAAATTCAAAATCTACAGTTCCGTCTTGAGATACTTTATAATCAGGATCATTGATCAATGTCATTCCAACAAAAACTACGCTAAATTCACCATCAGGATCAAATATCCGAATAATATGTAAATTGCGTAATTCTTTCCAACCACGCGATAAATCAATAATATAATCAGTGGTATCAACGGAAAATTTGACATCTGATACCTTAGTAGCAACATTTTCCGTAACAGTAATTTCTACTGCGCCTCCGCCAGCAGCCATTGATCTGACGTTATATTCACCTTTGCCATTCATAAATGACAAACTATCAGGTGTATATGCTATATGATTATCGTCAATTTCTAGTTGTAAATTTGATAATCCAATTCTTGTTGTAGCCATAATTTAATCTCCTCTAAGCACCATTAATGGTAAATGTAACTTTGAATGTTTCTTCAATTTTCCTAAGTTGTGGATTAATTGGTAACCTCATAATGACATCAGCTGAACCAGTTTCCATATCAATCGTTACAGTCTTATTATCTTTAAAGAATTTTCTAGCAGCTTCACTGCTAGGAACTAACGCTTGATCTGCTAAATTCACATAAAGCTGATCTAAATATGAAGATATACTGGCAGCATTTGCCATATTGCGATTAGTAATTAAATCACCAGCCGTTAAACGTGTTTGCTTATATCTTGCCCGTGAATTATTCACCATGTATTCGCGACATACAGATGATGTATCAACATAATTAAGATATTTAAATGTTAAATCTGTCTCATCTGCGGTATTTTTCTTATAAGTAGTTACAAATTCATCTGCAATAATGCCGGTATTATCTGCATTGTTGCCAATAATACTACCTCCAACATTTTTTATTCATCTCGTTCATCTTCAGACCAAAAATAATTTATAT